TCAGCTAGAGCCTGAGACTTTTTAGTGTAGTCCGTACCTTGTTGATAACCCTTGATAAGTTCGTCTAGTTCTACTTCGACTTCCTCACCAGATGCCTTGACTTTATATCTAGGCTTAGGCTCATCTTCTGAATACTCAACTTCATCAGTCTCTTGAAGTTCCTCTGGTTGCTCCTCAGATTGGCCTTGTTCGGCTTCCTCAGAATCACCCATCATGCCCTCAAACGCTGAAGCGGCTTGGTTTACATCTAGGCTTTCACTCCCATTAGGGTTGGTGTTTTCCATTTGTCATCTCAATAATCACCAGAAACCTTCTGGACGGAGGGTAGCTTTTAGGCTACAGAATTCGCCATTTCTTCTCTCTAATCACAGTCTCCGAGGCCAAGCCTTCTAGGTGTCCTGTAATCAACTCAATAGACTTAATGTGCCTGTAAGCGTCTTCACGCCTATCAGATTCTTCTGCACTTGTGTTAATTATCACACTAATCTGCTGTTTTTTCAAGTTATCTATGACTTCTTTAAAAAAGTCATCATTTAATAGGTTTTTAGCCCATTGTGCGAGTAGGTGTTTGTCCATACTGATTCTGTATCCCAGAAATAATGTCGTTAATACTTAGGTTTCCTGACGATGGATAACCTTGCTTGCTACCCAATATGCTCATCAAGTCGTTGTAACTCATGTTCGATGGCTGAGAATACTGAACTGGTGCGGGTACTTGGCCATAGGTAGGAGACAAGAACTTCTCCCATTGTGTACCCTGAAGCAAGTTACGGCTTCCAAAGTCAATAGGCTGAAGTCTAGGTCTTGGTGCTACTACTGTTGGAGGCTGACCCTTCCAATCTGCTGGAATAGGAATAATCGGGAACTGCGCTCCTCCTGTGTCTGTTCCTTGGTTAGCAGCGTCCATAGCCGCCAATGTAGTGCCAGCACCAACCAAACGAATCACATCACTTGTAGTCAATTCCTCTTTTTTCTTGGTTGTGTCGGTAACTTTAGTTGTGTCAGCAACATTGTTAACAAGGTTAGTTGTGTCTAAAGTACCAGAGTTAATCAGATTGATAACTGAACCTAAATCCAAGGTATTAGGAGTGTTGGCTGTTACTTGAACTGTATCAATTGGAGTGGTTACAGTAGTTGGCGTAGTTACGTTATTTAGCGCAGAAGTGTCAATAACAGGTTGCTGAGTTTTGTCTGTTTTATCAACAATCTCAACAGTATTGTTATCTGGAATCGTTGAGCCAATCGTGCTAATCACGTTACTCAAGTTAACAGGAGCATTACCAGTAATAGTGACAGTATCTGATACTGGTGTTGTTACTTGGTTAATTGGTGTACTTGCTTGGCTTACAGTTGACTGAGTAGAGATAATGTTTGCAGCGTCTTCTAATGCAGATGTAATAACATCAGACTGATAACCAACAGACTGTAGTGTCTCATTGATTTGACCCAATGACATACCTTGGTCTGCCATGTTAGATGCCAAGTCTGAAGCAGCATTTAACTCTTGAACATTAGCATTTGCTAGGTCAGTTGTACCGCCTAAAGTATTGCTGAGATAACCACCAGCACCACCAAGTATTGCGGCTCTTGCTATATCTTCTGCGCTGTTACCTGTAACCAGTTGACTACCACCACCGATAGTTGCACCAGTTGCCGCAGCTAATTGCGCTCCAGTTAAGCCTGTTGCACCACCAATCAAGCTAGAAATAAATGGCAATCCAACTGTTGAGCCAGCCAAAGCAATGACAGGGGCGGCAGCAGCCAACAAGCCTTGGTCACCACCACCTGCAAATGTACCCTTGTTAATTACTTCACCAGTTTGAGGATTGTATGTTTCCCAATTGGCCGTGTTGTTTGGGTCAACTCGTGTTTCATAAACTACTTGAGGAACACCTGCAATCTGAGCCTCAATGTTGTCACCCTCAATAACAGTACCACGAGCAGTTGGAATTACAGCAGGTTGATAAACGGGTGCTTCATAAACGGGCTGGTAAACAGGTGCTTCGTAAACAGGGTGATAAACTGGAGGAGGAGGAGGAGGAGGAGGAGGGCAGTAACTGCCTCGTATCTTTGTTGAGCCTCTGCCTCACTTGTACCAGTAGCTTGTGCAACCTGTTGTGGGCTTACTCCAAAGGTATCCATGACAGCAGCAAGGTCTGCATCGCTAATATTTGGGTTAGCAACTAAAAAATCAAAGATTTGTTGTGCAGTTACTGCCATGATTAGCCTCTGATTTCTACGTTAGATGTGATACCTGCGCCAATCTTCATTGCTTTCAATTGTGCTTCTGCTTCAAACTCTTGTTGCTTCATAGCAAAATAAGCCTGTTGTTTCTCACGCTCTAATTGCAACTTAGCAGCTTCCTTCTCACGCAACATCTGCATCTCAAGACCAGCCTTCTGTTGAGCCATCTCCATGTCAATCTGCATCTGTTGTTGTTGCAATTGAATGTCAGCCTGTGCTTTAGCTTGGTTAGCCTGTATCTCAGCCTGTGTTCTGGCCATCAAAGCCTGTACCTCTGGAGGCATCTGTTGCTCTTGTGGAGGAGGATTAGAGAGCATCTGGTCTTGCTCTGGCGTAATAGCTTTGTAGAACTCAGCACTATCTTTGAAGCCAGCAATCTCTACCATGCGTCCTAAAGTACCACGATACTGAGCAGGTGAAACGTAAGGGTTAGCAGGGCCGTACTGACCAATCAACTGCTCTTGTTTAGCAAGAACCATAGACAGCATGGCCATCTGCTCTTGACGATTACCTGCGCCTAAACCTACGTTGATAGACACATCGTATTGGTTAGCCCACGTTCTAGGGTCAAACTCTACAAACTCGCCACGCATACGAACCAAACGAGCCTTGTCCTGATATTTGCACAAAAGATGCAAAATTCCCTTGAATAATGACTTTACGCCCGTTTCTGCAAAGATTCGAGCCATCAGTTCAATCTTACCTGCGCCAGCTTGTTGCATAGAAGCTACTGCTGCTGCTGTGACATTCTGTAAGACAGAAGGGTCTAACCCTTGTGAGGCATCAGACACGCCTGTACGCTTAGACTGTACTGTGTCCAAGTATTGCAACATTGGAAAGGCTTGCGCTGCCACATTCTGAACTGTTAATTGCTGGACAGCGTTCATAGACTTAACACGAATAACACCACCTGCTGTAGAAGTAAGCAGGTCATCTAAATTTGTCTGACCTTCAACTGCCAATACTCTGGCGTTGTTGGTGAGATAAAGGTTATCCAACATCTGACGAGTGATAGTCGTCTTGATTAGCTGAATGTCAACTGTTCTGTCAGCCAACGAGTTACCAAAGAACTTGTGTGGGATAGGAATAGGACAGATAGAGTGGAATGGAACATAGTCCACTTCCTCAATCATCTCCTTACCTTTCTCATCCTCAAGAATCTCGTTTGAAGCGTAGAACACTTGAACCAATGAAGCTATGCCCTTGCCATCTAAGTCAGTTTTGACATAGCACTCAAAGACCTCAATCTCTTGCATTGCAGGGTCATCGGTCTGGGTTTGGTAGGGTTGCTCACCAGCAGAGAAACGAGCCACACGCTCTGGTGTGTATGCTAGTGCATCACCCATCTGCAAGCCTTCAATCTGCTTCTTGTTGAACCCCATAGAAACCAATGTGCTACGAGTCAACATCTGCCTGTGGGCTACGAAAGGAGAATCAGCAATAGTTCTAGCCTTTTTGCTAATCAAGAACTCCTCTGGAGGTACGTTCTCAATCGTTACCTTGCCTGACTTTTTCTTTTGTTGGACAACTACGTTATGTGTAGCACCCATCACAGGCATACCCATCTGGTCAATAACTGGCTGTCCCATCGGGTCAATGATTGGGAACTCTGTCGTATCTTGCTCGACAATCTCCATGCTTTCATCGCTCATCAGCATGGCTAACTCATCGTTAGACAAGTCAAAGTAACGCTCTTTGGTAATGTCTTCTTTATCTTCCCAATACGCTTTTAAGATGCCGTTCTTTTGTAAGAGAGCGTCCTTAAACCAATCGTGGAGGATAGACACGCCTTCGTTATCACGATTAAAGACCCAATTGCAGTAGTCTGTAGCTTGCTTGGCAGAGGCTTCATCCCTTGGGCCTTGTGGCTCAAAGACTACGATATTGTCTGAGCCTGTGAAGATACGGACTAAGCTAGGTAGCGCACCATCTATCGCTTCTGCCACTTCTCCAGTAACGATTTGAGACTTACCCTCAACCTCATTACCATATGGCTGTCGTAGATAAGCCTCCAAAGCCTGTTTGCGCTGTTCAACAGTTTCACTTTCAATAAAGCCAATAGCGTCATCAATCTCTGCCTGTAGTATTGACTTCAGTTCGTTCTGTTCCATGTTTGTCCTTTGGAGGGCGACCCATTCGGGGTTTGTCCAATTTTAACTCATTTACCACATTTTCGAGCATTTCGATACGTTTTTCAAGTTCTTTTACTTTAGGTGCTAAATTTACACCCTGCATTTGTACGTACATCAGACAATCCACTTCTGGGTTTGGTTAATCGGCTTAGACCACGTTGAATGTCCTTCATCCAATCCTAGTGCTAAGTAACGGAATGAGTCCGAGCCATGTGATGACCAATCATGCAATGGACGCTCATAGAAAATCTTACGCTTCTCATCGTAATCTCTGCGGTAGTTTCTTAGGCAGTTCAGCCCCGTCTGCACTTTAGGTACGTTAAACCAACACCTTGGAAGCAGCCTTCTTACCGCTTGGATGCCATCATCTAATCCCATCCTTGGGGCTATCTTGACCTCTAGTCCAGCATCCTCAAGCATCTCTAGTCGGCTCTTGCCTGTTCCTAGTTCTCTGACCCTAACGTCATGCGGAAGGATATGCTCTGCTTTAAGGTAGTCGTTGTCCTTAATCCACTTAACGTAGTGGTCTAGTCCTACTCCGTGATTCTCGTAGTAGTCGAGCAAGCGCACCTCAGTACCCACCAACTGAGCCACCCAGATAGACGTAGAGTCACCCATTCCCAAGTCCCAAGCTGTAAATGTTCTGCTTAGTTCCTCTCTAGGAATCTCTTGCATATGCTTCTTGCTTTCTAAGTCGTTAAGGATAGTTCCATAGTAAGAGCCTTCAACTGCTGCGTCAAAGCTACACTCAAACTCTTGTCTGTACTTATCCTCACCCATCTCATTCTTAGCAGCCTTCAGTTCTGTATCGTCTACTACGCCTGTCTCTGAGGCTTTGAACTCTAGTAAGCCCCACCCATCCTCTTTCTCAGCCCTGTCTCGCAACTCTTTAAAATGGTTGTGTCCTTTTGGAGTTCCTATAAATAAACACCATCCCTTGCGGTCTGTCAGGGCTGGTCTAACGATGTCTGTCCATATCTTAGGATTCTGGTCACCCACCTCATCAATGATTACCCCATCAAAGTATTGGCCTCGCAGGGAATCAGGGTTGTCTGAGCCATATAGCTGAATACGCCTACCCCAGAAGTCAACTCGTAACTCTGAGATGTTGTTAGTACCGCCTAGCGGAGTAGTGTATTTAACGAGATAGTCCCAAGCT